ATAGAGGATGTTACACCCAAAACGGTGGAACAAATGCACCAGTATCGTTTTTTAATTGTTTATTTACAGACGGAAGCGTTGAAGCAATGGTGATTGGTATAGATGTTGACTTAGTAAACTCCACCCAAGAAGTTGCGTTTTTTAACGTTACCGAGTGTACCTTTTATGGGTTCAGCACTGATGCAGTCGCTATAAGGGATTTGTCAGGAAGTGCTGTGCCACATCAGATAAATATGATACAGAACAACATATTTTATGGCTCTTCAGCAACTAATGGTATAAACATTGAAGATGCGTCGATAAATACAGGAGTATTGGTTGTTGGTAATGCATACGGTGGAGTGACAAATCAAATAAATGGTGCTGGAACAAATTTACAAAATTTGGATGCAATCACACTAACTGCTGACCCATTTGAAGACGGAGCAAATTTGGATTTCAGACTAAATGGTGCGGCAGGTGGTGGTGCATTATGCAAAGGAACTGCGTATCCAACAACCTTTCAGGGAATAACTGGTGCTGCGGAAAGAAACGTCGGCTCACTACAACATACAAAAGAAAGCATTTCAGTTTTTTAATAATAAATAAAAGGGAGATATAAAAAGATATGGCAAGTCCTATTGCAAGGTTATGGAGAGATTCTGCTGGCGGCCCCATACTGTCGCCTGGCGCTAACAATGTATTTGCAAATGGGTTTCCAGTATCATTGGGAGGTGATTTGGTACAAAAACATGGAAAAGACGAACATTCTGCTGCCACAATACTTACTAGGTCAAATAAGGTGTTTGCAAATAATGCAGGAGTATGCAGAATGAATGATACAGCAACATGTGGACACAGCGTAATTTCAGACTCAAACGTATTTGCAGGGTAATATATTATGACATATTCTCATACAACATTTTCAACAATACTGACAAACCCTGATGGTACTACATCGGGTATTCCAATTAGTCATATGGAATTAACATCTGAAGAAAAAGATGTTATCAATCTTGCTTTTTCTGATGTTAGTCCATTTGTAAATCCACTTGCTGATGATATAAGCGTAAGTATTAGTAATATTAGTAAGTTACATTCATCAATTAATACTAGAAATACTACGTCTGATGATGACTTATATGGTTTATGTGGCACTCTTCTAACTAATTTAACCACATTATCAAATAATTTAAATTTTACATCTGATGAACCCAATTTTTTAAATCATACTAATAGATTAAGTGGTACTAGTGGTGGCAAAACTTGGTTAAAAAATGATGGTGAATTATATGGGTTTACTGGATTGCAAGGTGTAGCAGGTGCATTTAATAGTGTACAGGAAGCAATGAAGGATGAAGGAGATCCTGTAGAAGACAATTATTCTATATTTTTTACCAGTATTTTGACTGCTGGCAAAAGTTTAATGTCTGATATTGTGGATTTTGCTAATGATGGAGATAGAATTAGTGGTATTACAATAAGTGAACTGTTACCAGAAGATATTAGTGGACTAGAAACAGAATCAACTACGATGTCAACTGCAATAACTGATAATATTAATGCTGACAACACCCAATTATCATTTGCTGTGGATTATTTAAAGAAGTTTGGTCATGGAAACATGATCCTTGGTATGAGTAGAGACACTTATTTTGGTGGAGTGCTTCTTGATGACCTACAATCTGAAATCCTCGAATCTGAACTGGACGATATAAACTAACATAAATAAAAAATGGAACTTTTATCTAAAATGACACTACTAGTAGAAACAACAGGAAATCGATACGGTGAGGTTGATATCCTAGGATCATGGGTAGAAGTTGGCATGGTAGTTGCCGCAATTTGTGTTGGTGTTTTTGTAACAGTACCTGCAATCAAAGCATTTTTAAAAAACAAAAAGAAAATCCATCCATGTTCTTTAAAATTTCGAAGCACCCATACACGAATTCATGAATTTTTAACAGAGTTAAGAGTTGTGCTTGGTGCTTGTCGTTCTGTGATATTACAATTTCATAATGGTGGTCAATTTTTAGATGGGTCATCTGTTAAAAAACTTTCTCTTACACATGAATCCTGTGTTGTTGGAGTGTCAGAATCAGTGAGTTTAAGACAAGATCTTTTAGCATCCAATTTTATTGATTTATTAGAACACATATCCAAAGACTCTCCCATAATAGAGTTGACATCAAATATTCCAGATTGTCATTTTAAAAGACATCTAGAAGCGAATCATACACTGGTGTTTTCTTTAGTGCCAATAAAAGATATACGTGGCGTTTTGGTAACTGGTTGCCTTTTAATGGAGTGGTGCAATTGGGACAACGCTGATGAAATAGATGACGATAAAATATTGATAGAAGTACCTAAATACACTAGATATATAGAAGGGCAATTGCATTCAGGACAGTCAGGAGGATACTTAAAACAAAATGGAAAATAGATGGATAGATTTAGATTTGGACTTCACTGCTCATCCTACCACTGGTGATATAACAACATTAGAAGGTGTTGATGCTGTGAAAAGATCTGTACGAAATATTGTGCAATTTGCACGATATGAAAAACCATTTAACCCAGACTTTGATGGTGGTATTAGACAACTATTATTTGAACCACTATCCGCAATAACAGCACTTCATATAAGACAAAATATTATATCTGCGATCAAGCAGTTTGAACCAAGGGCACAACTTTTAGAGGTTCAAGTGATGTCTGATGTTGATAAAAATGCATTTGCTATCAAAATATATTTTAGGGTCGTAAACATACCAGAATTGGTGGCATTAGACCTTACATTAGAGAGGTTAAGATAACATGGCTACTACTAACTCAAATTTAACTATTAACGATTTAGACTTTGACTCTATTAAAGCAAATTTAAAAAGTTATTTGTCAGGACAAACCGCTTTTGGAGATTATAACTTTGAAGGTGCTGGTATGAATATTCTTTTGGATGTTCTTGCTTATAATACTCATTATGAAGCATTTTATAACAATATGATTGCTAATGAGATGTTTTTAGACAGTGCTGTAAACAGAGATAATGTAGTATCAATTGCAAAACATCTTGGTTATACCCCTACTTCAATGAGGGCATCATCAGCAACTGTTAACATTGTTCTGGGAAGTATAGTAGGTATTAGTGCGGGCGATTATCTTTCAATAGGTGGTGTTTTCGGGTCTGTTAAAGATGGTAGAAGCCACACGTTTATAAACACAAACACCTCTACCATTGATCCAAACGCATCTAACGGTTATCATATTAATAATCTTGAGATTAAAGAGGGTAAGTTTGAATCAACTACATTTGTAAGAGATTCTAAGCAGTCTGATCAAAAATTTATAATTCCAGCAGTTAATGTTGATACAAGTACACTCACCGTAAGAGTTCAAAATTCTGTTACTGATGATACTGGTTATGGTGATAGTTGGACTCTTGCTTCTGATTATAATGTTATTACAGCAACCACAAAAACGTATTTTCTTCAAGAAGTAGAAAACAATAAATTTGAGGTATATTTTGGTGATGATGTGGTGGGGAAAGAACCATCTGATGGAAATTTAATTATCCTGAACTATTTAACAACCAGTGGTAAACCCGCTAACGGTATTGGACAAAATGATGCAAGTGGAAACAGATCCTTTTCTTATGGGTCTGGAAATGAAGTAGTCGTGGTATCTGCTGCCGCTGGTGGTGCAGATAGGGAATCAATGAGATCAATTAGACACTATGCACCTCTTGCATATCAATCTCAAGATAGAGCAGTAACAATAGATGATTATAAATCTATTCTCACTAAAGATTACCCTGACGTGGAATCAATCAGTGTATGGGGTGGCGAAGATAACGATCCTCCTGAGTTCGGAAAAGTGATGATAGCATTTAAACCATCTACTGGAACAGTGGTTTCACAAGAAACAAAAGACTCTATAACCAATACCTTAGTGGAAAATAAAAATATTGTTGGTATGCAAGCACAAATTGTTGATCCAAAATATCTCTATGTTAGAGTTAATACTGAAATAAATTATAATTCTGATTCTTTATCGACAAGTGCAGAATCTTTAAAGAGCAGAGTTAAAAATACCATATTAGATTTTGGTGATGTTAACTTAGAAAAGTTTGAAAAAGGTCTTAGATATTCTAAGTTAATTAAAGACATTGATGATACCGATGTAGCAATACTAAGCAATGAAACTTCACTCAATATTGAATACAGGTTGTATCCAGTAAGTGATCCAGTAAGTGCTTCTTATTCAGCCGATTTTATTAACCCAATATATCATCCACACGATGGACATGCTTCCGTACTGAGCAGTACTGCATTTAATTACACTGAGGCCTCAGACAATACTACAAGAGAAGCATATCTTGATGATGATGGATATGGAAAAGTTAGAACTTGGTATTGGGCTAGTGGTATTAAAACATACATTAATAAAAATATTGGAAGCATAGATTATACAAATGGTAAAGTATACCTCAATGGTATAACAATTAATTCAGTTGTTAATGATAGTTTTATTAAACTTATAATTCAACCCGAAAACAAGGACATAGACAGTAAAAACGATACAATATTGGTATTAGACAGTAACGATTCTGGCTCTGTTACATTAACAGTTACTCCTAGCACTTATTTAATCTAATAGTGAGATATAATATTAAATGGCATTAGTTCCCCTCCATCTAGGTGTAGAAGGTATCACAATCAACGAGATCAGCCCACTTGCTGGGCCATCTGGTAGTGTTGATGATGGCGAGTCACATTTTATTAAAGACATTGTACCGGAGTTTGTTGCTACAGATCATCCATCATTTGTGGAATTTTTAGCAGCATATTACGAATGGATGGAGATTCAGGATAATCCAAAATATGAATCATTAAAAATGTTAGATAGAAGAGATATTGATGACACTGTTGATGATTTTGTTACTTATTTTATGAAAGAATTTTTAAAGAATTTTCCAGAAACTTTCGCAAGCACAAACACTAGTAAGAGAAAATTGATTAAAAATGTCAAAGACTTTTATAAGGCGAAAGGAACAGAAAAATCTTACAAACTCATATTTAGATTGTTATTTAATGAAACCCCAGAAATTGCATATCCAAGCAAGGATATCTTAAAGTTATCTTCTGCTAAGTGGAAAGAACCAATAGTATTAAAACTAACTAGAACAAATACTATATCTAATATTTTTGATATGTTAAGTAGAAAATTAGAACAACGGCATGCGATAACCAATGAAGTTACCGCGTATGGTTTTATAGAAAGTATATTGGCTTATGATATAAAAGGATATGAAGTACTGGAAGTTGAATTATCAGACATATTTGGAAATTTTCAATCAGAACAGAATGTTCAATGTGAATTAGCAGATGGCACCACAGTTTATGAATATGTTTATCCTACAGTAGCAAGCATAGCAGTGTTAGATGGTGCTAGCGGTTCTAGATATGCTGTCGGGGATTTAATAACTGTGTCTGGTAGCAGTCTGGGTGTTGATGCTCTTGCACAGGTAACATTGGTTGGTTTGAGTGGAGAAATAAACAAAGTTGATATAGTTAATACAGGAATTAATTATAGATCTGTAGAAAGTCTTACTGCAACTATAGCATCTAATGGTGGAACAGGAAGTGGCGCTACATTGGGTGTTACTGGTGGTGGTGATGTACAAAAGAAAAGCGGTTATTGGTCTGGTAAAGACGGTCTTCTTAGTGCAACCAATAAAATGCAAGACAACGACTATTATCAAGCGTTTTCTTATGTTGTAAAATCTTCAAGAAATATAAAAGACTATGCAGACAAAATAAAACGGATCATACACCCTGCAGGGTTTAAACTTTTCGGTCATGCACTTCTTAAAGAAATACTTACTGCGGGCGGTACACTTAGTCCATCAGTTAAAAAATACGAAATTCCAATGCCGGGTCATTATACACCCTATAGATTTACAACTGCTAGAAATCTGAGAGAAAACGGAACTGGTGGGTCTGGTGGTATGGACTTATATCCAGATGGGTATGGGTGGTCTGCTGGTTTAACTGGATTTATAGTAGGAGAAACTGCTAGCACCGTACACACTGTTCACGGTAAATCTGGCCCCTTGGGTGGCTCTACCCATATCGATGAAAGTAGAGGTTCTGGTGCTTCTCATGGTACTGCTGACTCTCAAGGACCAGGCGGTACACTGAATGGTCCACAGGGTTCACAATTTAATGTAATAGGTGGTGAAGTTTCCGCAACTGCGGTAGATGCGATTGATACAACTGGCTACACCACCAGCGATGCGGACGCTTCGTTTACAATCTCAATACCAACATCGGCAGGTGGTCTAGGCGGCACGGCTGTTACAATTTTACTTGATGAAGACAAAGATGATGGTACTCAAGCATCGGCAGCGGCTAACACAATCACAATTGGCACCTTTGACGCATCTGAAAACGATGACATGGTGGCAGATTTTATTATCAATGTTATTAATGGGGTGGCCGCTGGTCGCTTCATATATGCCTCGGAGGGAAATGGTCAAGCAGGCCACGACTTGGGTATTACTGCGAAACAAGGTTCAAGTGGTACTAAAATTACACTTACAATGGACCTAGAAGGTGAATCTGGTAATATTAGTGATGCACTGGCCAGTGCATCAGGCGTGGACATAGTTGATGAGGAAGACTTTACTGGTGGTGTAAATGCTCTTTCTGGTTGGGGTGATGCAATATCATCTGGTGAAACTGGTGGTGGTTATTGGAACATATACCCGCATCCTAATTCTAGAAGCATAAGTTCAATACCATTTTCTAAAGGTTTTACGCAGGATAGACTTTATATAACAGATATTGAAGGTGTACTTAACCCTCCAAACATATCAGCAGGGTCTACACAAATTCATGTCAACGAATTTGTGGTTCAGAAAAATCCCCTATCTCAACTTGCTGTTGGTAAAATAACAGGAATATCATTTCTTGGTCCTCATGAATGGTATCTTACTGTAAATACAATTAGTGGTATGTTTTTACCATATAATCAAGATATGATAGGTGGCTCAGCAGGATTAATTGAAGGACAATCTCATGGTGCTACAGGTTATATAAATAAAATAGACTATAATGTAGGCACCACTAGCGGTGACAATGAATTCAATTTTGTTAATATTAAAGACTTCTTATTTGGTATAGAGAGATAACATTAATGGCACTTAAAACAGCATTAAAAACTCACATCATAAACAAATTAATAGACGATTTTGCTGTAGACTCTAATAGTTCTAATTTTCTTTTTATAGCAAGACCAGAGGGTTGGAGTGACGATGCTTCTCCGCCCACTTATGTTGATAATACTGAGTCATATAATGATGTTTATAAAAGGATGATAGCCGCTAAAAGAGTTACCTCTGTGGATGCTTATTTAATGGCCCCCAAAAACTCATGGTCTTCTGGTTCAAATTATAGCATGTATACAGATGACGATGATATGTCTGGTATTACATTTTATACCACAAACTCAGATAACAATGTATATAAATGTATTTTTAATGGTTTGTCTGGTGGTAATACTACTAGTACTAAACCTTCTACTGCTTCTCCCAGAGGAACATCAATAAACACCATAACATTGAGTGATGGATATGTATGGAAATTTATGTTTAAAGTTCCAGAAAACTGGGGAAGGTTTATTACTGATGATCATATTCCTGTAAAGAAACTGGATTTAGAAAGTGGCGTTTCAGAAAAATTTGATGATGAAAGACAACTACAATATTCAGTGCAATATAACGCAGTAAATGGATCCATTGATTATATAGATATTACTGGTTCTGGCAGTTCTTATGGTAATCGAGTATTTTCTGATGATACTATTCTTCCATCTAATAAAAGAACCTATATTGTGGCCGCTGCCAATACTGGAACTACTGGATATGCAGATTTAAATGAAACAGAATCCTCTTATTCAGATGATTTTTATAACACATATGTTATTAATATTGTTAAAGGTGCTGGTGTAGGACAATCAAAAAGAATTTCTGAATATTCTGGAGGAATTAAAAGAGCAGTAATTGATTCAAACTGGACAACAATACCAGACACTACTAGTTTATATGAAATAATGCCAGAAATTACTATTGATGGTGACGGTGTGAGTGCAACTGCACTTGCAGTTATGCACCAAGAAGGTGGGATAACTCTTGGAAGTGCAAGGGTAACAAACAGTGGTAATGGCTATACTAGAGCATATGTTACAGTAAAAACTGCAAACAATGGTGATACTGCTACTTTTGAACCTATGATTAGTCCATATGGAGGTCATGGTTCAGACCCTATCTCAGAAATACCACCAACAAGATTGATGCTTTTGGCCAGACTTGATAGAGAAGATGGTGGTATTACTGGAAATAATATTTATACTGGATCATTCCCCTTAGTGAATGATTTTAGACAGTATGGAATACTAAGAAATCCCATATTAGCGACTGGCCCACGAAAAGGTAAAATCGCTGGTTTAGAAGTTGATACAGTAACAAATATTAATATAAGTGCCGCAACTGGTTCAGTATATAATGCGGGCGATTTCGCTACAGGTGATATAGTACTTGGAGAAACTAGCACATCTTGTGGTGAGGTATTGGACTGGTACAGATCAACGGACATCTCCAAGGGAACTTTAAGACTCTTAAATACCAATAAATTTATAATTGGAGAAAGTGTTATTGGTTTAGGTACTGGAAGCAACTGGTCATCAAGTGGAAAAGGTGTTGGTTATGTACAGTTTCAAGGTGAAACAACCATTACACAGACTAATAGCCACTATAGAATGACCACAGCATTGGAAATAAGATCAACTGCTGGCAGTTCAGGAACAACCTATAGTTCTTCTCACGCTAATTATGATCGAGACAGAACCATTTCAGGTGCATCTGGTAGTTCTGCAACTATTGTGGAGTACATTCCAAGTGGTGGACAAACAGCGACACTGTACTTGTCAACCATTGTGGGTAGTTCTGGTGCTGATCAACATGGATTCACAGTGGGTGAAAACCTTGCTGGGGTAACTGTTGAATCTGTAATAAATAAAATATATGTTCCAGAATTTGTAAAGGGGTCTGGTGAGGTGTTATATATAAATAATGTAACACCTATAACAAGACATAACGAGCAAGAAGAAGAGATAAAAATAATTATAGACATATGATCCATTAGGGGATATCCACCAACATGCCACTATCTTATGACCCAAATTTGTTTAACACCAATCCTTATTATGATGACTTTGATGAAGACAAAAAGTTTCTTAAAACTTTATTCAAGCCGGGTACGGCTGTTCAAGCAAGAGAACTAACTCAACTTCAAACAGTCCTTCAAAACCAAATTGAAAGAATGGGTTCTCACATATTTGAAAATGGTTCAGTTATTATTGGTGGGGGTATAGGTGAGTCAAAAATTAATTTTGCAAGATTGGGTACTGCAGATGCTTTAAGTTCTACAGACTTAAATAGATTAGTGGGTCAACAAATTTATGATACTAGTTATACAAATGCTAAGATTGTTCATGTTTTAGCAGGTTCAACTTTAAATGCAGACACAAATCAAGTTGTATTTTTTCAATATACATCTAATGGTACATTCACAGAGGGATCAACATTCGGAACTACTGGGGCTGATTCTGCAGGTCTTACATTTTCAGTTCAGGGAGCAGGAAACACAGCACCATCCATCGGTACTGACTCGACAATATTTACTGTTGATGAAGGTGTATTTTATGTTGATGGTTTCTTTGTAAAAAACTCTAAAGAATCTGTTGTACCGTTCAGCACTGTTGGTAGTGTAAGTGCAACAACTGGTGACAACAGATATAGGTCATTTGGAACACCAACATCATTAGTTGGATGGAGTATCTCAAGAAACATTGTTGATCACAATAGCGATGTAAGTTTGAGAGATCCCGCTTCAGGATTTTATAATTACAATGCGCCTGGTGCAGATAGGTATAAAGTTGATTTAACTCTAGACCATATTCCATTTGATGGATCACTTGGTAGTGCTACAGGGTTAACCTTTGATAATAAAGATTTCGTTGAACTGGTAAGGATAGTTGGTGGTAGTAGTACTAAAACAGTAAAATACACAGCCTACGCAGAGATTGAAGAAACCTTTGCTAGAAGAACCTTTGATGAATCTGGTAACTACACTGTAAGTGCACCAAAACTTAGAACAGTGACTCATGGTAGTGTGTTTACCCCTGCAGACACTAATAAATTTGCTGTTGGTGTTGATCCAAATAAATCTTATGTTGGTGGGTTTGAAGTCGATACTCAGAGCGTTGCATATCTTGAAGTTGATAAACCAAGAGATTCTGGTAGTGTTCCTTCATTTGGTGAGGTATTAGACTCTTCTATTGGTAACTACGTTTTGGTTGAAGGACTAGGTGGTGCAGGAGTTTGTGGTGGGTTTGGTGGTGTTTCCAGTGGTGATAAAAACGAATCCGCACTTGCTGTAAGTAAGCAACGATCATTCAGTATTTGGGGAGATATTATGACAGGCGCCAGTGCAGCGCCTGGTGCGTCTATTGGTAATTGTAATTTAAGATCCATGAAAATAGACGGATCGAATCTTAAAGCATATTTGTTTAATGTTGGTATGAGTTCTGGACACAAATTTAGTAGCGGAGCAAGGTATCTTGTTTCTAATGATCCAGCCCAATTAGGTCATACTGGAAATACTGGATCATGGTTTAGACTTAAAGCAAACTCAGCAGGATGGACTGGGCCGCACGAAGCGGGTAAACGATCAATGGTATTCCCAGTTTCTGGAAATAAGACAATTAAAGTGGGGCCTGGTAATGAGCAGTCTTATGGTAGTAAATTCGTAGTACAAAAAACATCCACCTTACATTTTGCAAGTGGAATAGATTCTGCAACTAAAACTATGTCAAGTGGTATAGGTTTACTAGACTCCGATGATGAAAACTATTTGGTTTGGTTTGGTGCAACCGCAGATACTGACGCTGGTGTAACCGGAACACTACTTTCAACAGATGAATATACTGTGACTGCCTACAACATAGATACACCCAACGCAAGATTTAAATTAAATTTATTAGGTATGTCTGGCCCCGCAAATGGTTCAACTGCTTCTATTCTTCATCCAGTTGTATATGACACAACCACAGTAACTGGTCAAAAGATTTATAGGACTCTAACTAGTACTACACAGTCAGACACAGCATTTACCGTCAGTAGTAGTGATACCGTGTATCACAATGGTGCTACATCAGTAAGGTTTACTTTAAATCATGGTCATGTTAAAAGTATTGGTTCGGCATCACATAATGGTGCTACCGTATTAGCCAGCAATATGACATTGGATGATGGTCAACGCCAGTCTGCCTTCTTTAGAGGTTCCGTTTATATACCAACAAGTGTGCTTACTCCTACTGATGGTAATTATACTGTAAACTTTACCTATGATTATTATAACCATACTGGTATTGGGCCAGCAACTTTAAATAGTTATCCGGATTCATACGAAGATATTCCATCGTTTAATGATCCAGACAGTGGTAAAATAATTCAATTAAGAGATCATATTGATTTTAGACCTGTAGAAAAATCTGATGGAACATTCACTGAGTTTGGAATCCCATTTACTAAAAATAGCAACTCATTTTCTAAAATATCATATAGTTATTATTTACCAAGAATTGACAAGGTAACTCTTTGTCAAGATAGAACATATAGAATTGTAAAAGGTACATCATCTATTACACCTCAAGCACCACAAACATCTGTTGAAGATTTAGATTTATACCTTTTAAAAATGAAACCATACATCTTCGACTTAGGTAAAGATGTTGATGCAAAGTATATTGATAATAGACGATTCACTATGAAAGAAATCAGTGAATTAGAAAATCAAGTAGAAAATGTAGAAAGAGACAGGTATCTAGAATCTCTATATAGTGATGCTATTGCTAGAGGCGCGGCAGAAACAGGTACACTGGTTGAAGAAGGTACAATTGTGGATGACTTTAGCGGACATGCGTTTAGTGATGTATCCAACAGAGATAATAACTGTAGCATGGACTTTAGGGATAGAGGGTTAAAAGCACCATTTACCACAAATGCATTTAAATTTGATGTAAATACCTTGCCAGCCGGTCTAACCTTAACATCAGGTAGAAATGTTACGTATGATTTTAGCGAGTTAAAAACACTGGGCATATCATATGGTACATCATCCCTGCCAATTAATCCCTATGGTAGTACAGACTTTTTAGGTTACCTAAAATTAAACCCATCGTCTGACTTTTGGTATGATACAGAGGTAAATCCGTCAGTTCTTGTTAACTCGTTTGGAGAAAATAACCAATATCAAACAACTGGAAATGCATGGCAAGCAGGACGATCTGCAGGATGGGGAAGTGAACATGGTGAGTGGAAAAGCCACTGGTTAGGATCAGAGGATTTAAGTGAAGTCTTGTCGACTGTGGATCCATCCGATAGAAATTATAAACTCCCAATCAAAACTGCAAGAGCAAAACTACCTGATAGAATTTTCAGAACTGTGAGTGATAGAACAGTTGATGAGAGTGTTGTTCCGTATATGAGGTCAGTTGGTATTACCTTTGATGCAAGTGGTTTGTTACCAGGCTCTACTGTTTATGCTTTATTTGATGGTATATTGGTTGGTGCATCTGGAACAGGATATTCAGTAAGTTCAACAGGTGGTGTTAGTGGTAGAGTAACAATTGATAACAGTTATTTATCTGGTGAAAAAACATTTAGATTAAGCAACAGTAGCACAGATACTCTTAGCAGTACAGTCACTGCTGCCGATTCTAAATTTTACGCACAGGGTATGTTGAATTATAAAAACTCAAATATCATATCAGATAGACCATCACAATCAAGAAGAAAATCTGTTAATAGTGAAGGTATTATAAGTGGCCCCTATCTTAATACTGTTGATGGAAATTATTCTTCTGTACAAAATGGTCTAGACCCAATGACACAAGAAATCATTGTTGATGCGGGTGTATTTTCACAAGGTGTGTTCTTAAACAGTATTGAACTGTTCTTTAAGAAAGTAGATTCATCGTTACCAGTAACTGTTCATATTAGACCCATGACAAATGGTGCACCCCACGATTTCTTGGTAGTACCACATTCAGAAGTTACTGTGCTTCCATCCACAACATCACTGGGACCTGATTCTAGTACCAGCACTAAATTTAGTTTTGAATCTCCAGTTTTCTTAACGCCAGGAAATTGGGGTATTTGTATAATGACAAATAGTGATAATAACCAAATATTTAAAGCAACATTGGGCGAAATATGGTTAAACCCTGATGGTACTCAAAATCGTGATGGGTTTGTTTATGAAGGGAAAGGATATGGAACAGGTGTCGGTGTCGGTAGTTTATTCTTGCCCCTAAACAATGGTACTAGACAAAAGAGTTCACAAGACAGCCTTTTAATGAACATCAACAGGTGCAATTTTAGTGGTGGTGCACTAAGTGTTGATCAAAGAACTATATTGTTTGATGCTACTGTTACTTCAGGAGTAACAGCATATGGACATATTACTAATGTGGTGTGTAACGACCAATTATTTACATCCAGTGAGATTAAACCGACATTTAAACTTTCTGTAAATGATACACACTATTCTGGTATTGCTCCTAATAAAGATATTATACTTAGTGATCAAGTGTTAGTAGATGATACTGGTGATATGAAACTGTCAGTAGAATATGGTAGCACAACAACCAATATTTTAACACCAGTAATCGATGCTGATAGAGTTGGGTCAATACTGGTAAGAAACAGATTTTCTACTGCAATGCCTGATGCGGATACTGGATCTGCAATTGGAGAAACACAAGCAAACTCAGCAGGCGCCCAAGGAGTTGCTAGGTATGTTTCTAAGAAGATGCAATTTGGTAATTTGACCGCTAATGATGTTAGAGTTTATTTAGACATAGCACAGAATGGAGGAACTGTTAAAGTATTTGTCAAAGTTAATAACGACAGTGAGGATTTTGATACTGTAAACTGGACACAGTTATATAAAGACGGTGACACAGGTCTTGAATGGCCAACCGATGTTGAAGAATATTCACTAACACCAATGACGTTTAAACCTGCAACTGGTACAAGCGTAGGTGAATTTTCTGTATATGCAATAAAAATAGTTGTGTGTAGTGCCTCATCTAGTATTTCAGAAAATGATATGCCAGTGATTAAAAATTTAAGAGCAACAGTATTACAAACTTAATATAAATACTAATAGGAAAAAGTATAAAAAATGGGAACATCATCTACAACACCACCTTCAGGAAGCACAGCAGACCCTGTACCTAGTTTATATCTGTCTGATACTTTCTATTCATGGTTCAACACTACAAATGACTTAATTAATAAAGTCAACCCTATAGAATTATATACTGTTGATGCTAGTACTGGTGGACATGAAGTAACATTCCAAAAAGGTGGTACTGGTGGTTTTGAAGGTATTTCCTTAGATGATCTTGGTAATGGTAACTGGAAAATTGGTTATATCTTACCTGAAAAAATTACTGGTGGTCACACATGGTATGGTCATAACGACTTTAAGAGTGGCCCATCTGGTCATATTGCTAATAGTTTCTGTGGTAGAACTGGTGAAATCATTGGTGCTAATACCGTAAGTGGTAGATACGCAGTAGTATCTGGTAAAACTGGTAATATTACTGGTTGTGTTATTGAAATTAACGGTCTTTTAGCATCAGAAGGTGGTACAATTGAAATCACTGCGGGTGATATCTCTGGTTCTCTTGCTTTTGCAACTGGTGGTTTAGGTTATGTTCTTGCTGCAACGCAAGGTGGTACTGGTGCAATAAACACCCCAACAGCATTATTCCAAAGTTCTGGAGTTCCAGATGCAACACAAGACGCATTAAGCATATATGGTAGTTATGCGGGTACAGCAGGATCGCAACCACGTGTAGTAATAGGTAATGCAAATGCATTTAAAGATAATGCAATGCTTTATATAGAGGGTTCAAAAGGTACTGGTACTGCAGGTGGTATTCGTACACTAACAAACTCAAATTGGGGATGGGACTTGATTGCAGAGGGATCTTTAGGAATTGCTGCAGGCAAGAATGTCTTTGTAGATGTTGGTAATGATGCGGGTGGTGGTACATTTACAGTACAAAAGGCAACAGTATCTGGTGCAACTGCTGGGGGTGCCGGCGCTAATGCCACAGAATTGTTTGTTGTAACCTCAGAGGGTTCTTATGGTGTGGCTGATGGGTCTAATGGAGTAGATTTTGGTACTAGTGGTAAGGTTCTTATATCCCAAGGTGTAGGTACTAGAACAAAATGGGGTCAAGTTCAAGCAAGCGGATTGGATGTAGTTGGTGATGGCAATCTTGATGATCACTTAGCATCTAATGCTGATGGAACGTTTAGTTGGAAGACAGTTGTAGCAGCCGGTGGTCCTCTCGACTCTGCTGCAAGTTGGTTTCATGTTGCTGGACCTATGTCGCAGCCGTGGGCTAGAAACACATGGATAACTAACTTATCAACAGGCGATGTTGTAATAACTGGAATTAGTTGGCGGGACAACGGTGTCGACTTCGTAAGACAAGGTGCGGGATACCCAGCGTATCCGGTTTGCCAAATAAACTCAAAAAGTTCTGATGCGAATTACATCGTGCCCGGAGGATGGCAAGTTGGTGGCTCCGACACAACTTGGTTTAGGAATTATCTGACTATTCTTTGGAATGCGGCTGATTTGGAGTCAGGCCTTGTTTCTAATGGTGGATTTGATTATTAAAGTAGTAGTAAAGGATTGATATAAATGGCAGTAGTAACAAAATATGCGTTAGTTAATGATAGCGGAAGAGTTCAAGGAACAAGTGGCGGTACTCCAGATGCGGCAGAACTTCTTGCGGCCGGCGCATCAATGAATATTTCATATACTAGTACTATTGATGATAAATTTGATGGCTCTGTTGGTAGTATGTCAAGACATTATATCAACAACGGAATTGCTGAATCTTGGGCTTATACATCAGAATGGTTTCTTTTAGTTAATGATAGTAATGGTACAAGTTTTGCTATCGGAGAAAACTGTAAACAAGCGTTAACTGGTACAGATATTACGTGGGTATGTACAGGTTTTGAACCGTCTACTTCTGCAAATTGGCAGTGGACTGGTATGAGTGGTTCAACTGTTGGTACAGCACTTATGACCATTGCGGATTGCGGACCAACTAGTGGTACTGAAGCAGGTATTACCAGCCCGACTGGTGGAGATTCTGGTGCAGGTACTGCAGCCGGCCCGGAAGGAATGTGCGGATCTCCCTACCCAGTAACTGGACTGTCTACAGGTGCTGCTTGGGATGTTATCGGTATTGTTCGAAGAATTGAACCACAAACAATTGGTGAAATGTTCATGAATTACGAAATAGATGCTCTTGGAACAGCAGACTACAGTGCTTTGGCCTGGGGTAGTGGTGGACAAACAATAGACTTGACAGACGTGTTTGGATCAGTAACTGGTGAACACGATGTTGAGTTTTTACAACACAAATACCATCATATTAAGTTGAGTCATGAAGTGAATGGTACCACCCATGCTAACTCAATTGTACAGTATACTCTTTATGACACAAATGGGGTTGGATACACTCTAGACTGCATTTCTGGTGGAACTCCTGATGCGGCTGCACCACAATTTGATACTCTTTATTTTAACTACTTGCAGGTAGACGAGGCTAGAGGAATATCAGAAGACAGGATTAGATCCGCTTACGAAGGTATAGGTTTAACAGCAGGTAAAGATTCCGTATTTAAATGTAGAACATTCTTTGAAGGTCGTCAATAATAATGGCAACACCAACGTCTAGACAAACCTTAAAAGAGTATGCATTGAGAAGGTTAGGTCATCCTGTTATTGACATCAACATTGATGATTCTCAAATGGAAGATAACCTTGATGATGCAATCCAGTTCTTTCAAGAATATCACTTTGACGGTGTTTTACAAGTATTTTTAAAGCACCAAGTTACATCCAGTGATATAACTAACGGTTATCTTGCTATGGATGATATTGATTCAAACGTAGTTTCTGTTAATAAGTTATTCAACCTTGCTGTTAATTCAGTTAATTTGTTTGATGTGTCTTATCAGTTAGCATTAAATGACTTTTTTGGTACATTCACACCCGGCACCCTTACTAATTATACTATTACCAAACAACACTTAGAAATGTTGGAAGATATCTTAGACCCAGAGAAAAACATTAGATTTAGTAAAGTAACAAACAAATTATATGGTGATTTTAACTGGAGTGATGATTTGGATGCGGGTGATTATGTTGTAATTGACGCATATTCAAAGTTAGACCCAGAAACATATACAGAGATTTACAATGATAGACTTTTAAAAAAGTATGTAACTGCATTGTTTAAAAGATCATGGGGTAATAATTTGTCAAAATTTGAAGGTGTTACTGTTCTTGGTGGAGTTCAATTTAATGGAGCAAAAATTCTCGATGAGGCCAGTGCTGAAATAGATAAAATAGAAGAAGAGGTACAAGACAAGTACGAATTACCACCAGACATGATGACAGGTTAAAAAGGGGGTTTGTTGTAAATGGCTATTAATTCACATTTTAGACCCCAAAAAGGCGAACAAGATGTTATAGAAGATCTTACCATAGAAGCAATTAAGATTCATGGTCATGATTTTGTTTATCTACCAAGAACCTTAGTAAAAGAAGATGAGATATTTGGTGAAGATGTTTTATCTCAATTCAGTAAAGGGATTGAGATAGAAATGTATGTTGAATCGGTGGATGGTTTTGAAGGTGAAGGGGATTTCATATCAAAATTTGGTTTAGAGATAAGAGATTCTATTAATCTAGTTGTTTCAAGAAAAAGATTTTCACAAGAGATAACACCCATTGTACCTGCAATACTATACCCAAGAGAGGGTGATTTGATTTATTTTCCTCTTACTGGGGGTGTTTTTGAAATCAAATTTACAGAACATGAAAACCCATTTTATCAATTAAATAAATTCTATACATATAAGTTATCTTGTGAACTATTCCAGTACAGTCAAGAAGATATCGATACTGGTTGGACAGATGTTGATAAACTTGAATCAGACAGACAGGATTTAATGGTTGAACTTACCATGACTGGTGGTGTAACTGGTACATTTGTTGTGGGTGAATACATATTTGATAGTGCAACTTATTCTACATCTACTAATACTGCAGAGATCATTAAGTGGACATCATCTACAAAAGTTATGCAAATTGCAGGACAGTCTGGTGCTATCGGATTGACTGGAGTTACAGGACAAGACTCAAGTGCATATGGCGTTGTTGGTTCAACAGCAGATCCATCAACCACCACGATTATTCCACCTGACGTATTCTCAGATGGTAGAGATTTCCAAATTGAGGCTGATGACATATTTGACTTTACTGACCAAGATCCATTCTCAGAGGGTAACTACTAAGAACAATGTTTGAAATTTTTTATAATAAAGCGGTAAGAAAATTGACAGTGGCCTTTGGGTCTTTGTTTAATAACATATATGTTGTTCGAACGGATGCTTCTGGTACTGTATCTTCAAACATAAGGGTTCCTCTTGGGTATGGTCCAAAACAAAAATGGCTTAGAAGACTAAGAGAACCTAGTTCTATCACTGATGATACAGTAGATGCAGAGGTATCTCTTCCTAGATTAAGTTTTGAGATGAGTTCAATAACTTACGATCCAAATAGAAAGAAGAATACTATACAGAAAAGATGGTATAGACATGATGATAATGACAAAGTTTATACTAATTATATTGAAGTTCCATATGATTTTGAATTTTCTGTAAGTGCAATGGTAAAATTTATGGAAGATGGATTGTGTATAATGGAACAAATACTTCCATATTTTACACCAGAATTTACTGTAACAATTGATTTTAACGATATTAACCAAAAAGTAGATATACCGATTATTTTAAATTCCGTAACGGTTAATGAAGACTATGAAGGTGACTTTGATGCAAGAAGAATGATTTCTTTTGATATGTCATTTACTGCTAAAGCAAACGTATTTGGTCCCACAAAAACGAGTGCTGCTATCCAAACTGCTATTGCTACTATTTGGGAGCCTGAAGCATTCTATCATGATGGAATTTCTCTTGGTATGTCAGGTGCGACCGCAGCACAATCTAAGGTTACTGTTGGACCGACTGGGCCTTCTGGATCGTCATCAGGTGTTGATGACTTTACAGGTTACACTGTAGGTATAAGAGTTTATGGTATGACTGGAGATGATGGTATTAGTATAGATGGAACTAACTTATAAATATAATTAAATGACATTACAACATAAAATATTTCAAGATAGAATTAACGGATTGAACGAACAGATACCCGCAGGTGGTGGTAATGGATTTGGTCAAACAGATCCTTCTATACCTTCTATACAACAAATAGGTAATGTTCCTCTAAGAGGAAGATCAAGCAGCACTCAACGTATGACAACTAGAGCCCTTTATGGTAGTACTTTGTCCTTCGAGTTATGGGATATTTCACCAAAATTTCAAGAAATGTGGGATACTTACATAACCGCAGGTGGAGCATGGCAAAAAGATGTTCCATGGCCAGGCTTACCAGTATTCATTAACCCTGAAACTGGGGAAAATGTTAGGTTTGAACTACCAGAGCCAGGCGAAATGCAGTGGCCTCCAGAAGGTCCAGCGTTTGAATACTGGGCATCTGTGTTGATGTGGTTTATAGATGGTAGTGGCACCGCTAGGGGTTGGCCGGGAGGAAACGCAGATTGGTGTCCAGCAGGTAATTGTCATGATTCTCCATTATGGAGAATTTGGATACAGGGTGGACAACCAGAACTAAGCCAGCAATTTATAAATCTTATTAGTGCTATCGGAAGCAATAATCAGTTTTGGTTTCTTGTAATGATGGGGACTAACCCAACCAATAACGAACCTTTAAGTGAAGGTGACAATTTCTACGACGAATACGTTATGTTCTGGGACATTTTCTTTGGTGGACAGTGGGGGCCAGGTGGTGAAGATTAATTAACAAAAAATGAGGAAGTAATTTTTATGATGAAAAAGAAAAGTATTGATGAAAAAATTGCAGATGCACTTGACATTGACCTTGACGGTGAACCAAAAGAAGAAAAGCATATAGAAAAGGTAGAACCCAAAGAGATCAGTGTAGATCCTAAATTAAAAGAGTCTATCGATAGGCGGTCAGACTATAGTTTGGTAAGGAACAATCTTAAAGATATTATATCTACTGGTCAATCTGCAATAGAAGGGATTTTAAATGTTGCTTCAGAAGGTGAGAGTCCAAGAGCATATGAGGTTGTATCGCAACTGATTAAAAGCGTATCGGACGCAAATAAAGACCTTTTAGACCTTCATAAAAAGATGAAGGATTTAAATAAAGAAGACACTTTCGGTAAACAAAGTGCAGATAATATAACTAATAATGCTATATATGTCGGGTCTACTAAAGACCTGCAAAAACTAATCAGCGATTCTAAAAAAGAGGCTGATACTATTGATGCTGAATATGAGGTGATAGATGGTGAATCAGGAAAACCAGACCTACCTAGGAAATCATAACCTTAAAGGTTCTGGTGTTGAACAAGAGTTTACTGAAGAACAGGTAAAAGAGTATGTTAAATGTTCTAAAGACCCCTTGTACTTTATTAAACACTATGTTAGAATTGTTACTCTAGACGAAGGTCTTGTACAATTTAAACCTTGGGACTTTCAAGAGGACATGATTAAAAAAGTCCACGACAATAGGTTTATTATTTGCAAATTTCCAAGACAAACAGGTAAGAGTACTACCATTATAGCGTATTTGTTACATTATGTTTTATTTAATCCAAATGTAACGGTAGCAATTTTAGCAAATAAACAGACAACTGCCATGGAGTTGTTGCATAGATTAAAACTTGCTTATGAATACCTGCCCAAGTGGTTACAACAAGGAATTGAAGAATGGAATAAAGGCTCTATAATACTAGAAAATGGTTCTAAGATTGTAGCATCTGCTACTTCATCCAGTGCTGTTCGTGGTGGTTCTTTTAATATGATTTTTCTAGATGAATTTGCCTATGTACCATCGGGTGTAGCGGAGGAGTTTTTCAGTTCAGTATACCCAACTATTTCTTCTGGTACAAAAACAAAAGTTTTAATAGTTTCAACCCCTAAAGGGATGAACATGTTTTATAAACTATGGGTGGATGCATGCGATGGAAGAAATGGGTATGTACCAATTGAAGTAGATTGGGACCGAGTGCCTGGTCGTGATGAGAAGTGGAAAAAGCAAACAATTGCTAACACAAGTGAAGAGCAATTTAGGGTAGAATTTGAATGCGATTTTATAGGCTCTACAAATACTCTTATATCCTCTTCTAAGATTAGGTGTATTGCATTTAGAGAACCCATTACTCAGACAGAAGAAGGTGCTAAAGTTTATGAAAAGGCACAAGATGACCGTATTTATACTATGTGTGTGGATGTTTCTAGGGGTCAGGGGTTGGATTATCATGCATTCACAATTATAGATGTAACTGAGGTGCCGTATAAGGTTGTTGCTACTTTTAAAAATAATGAAATATCCCCTATGGTGTTACCCAACCTTCTGTACAGTTTTTGCAAAGAATATAATGATGCATATGTGTTAGTAGAAGTTAATGATATAGGTGGACAGGTAGCAGACATTTTGAGTTTAGAGTTAGAATATGAAAACGTGTTAAATACCACTAATAAAGTGGGTAGTGGTCAGCAACTAAGTAGCGGGTTTGGTGCATCCAAATCTAGGCCGGGTGTTAAGACTACTAAGACTGTTAAAAAGACTGGATGCTCTCTATTGAAGTCTATGATTGAAGATGACAAATTGTTTATAACTGATTATGATATCGTTGAGGAGTTATCAACTTTTATATCTAAGGGTCCCTCATTTCAAGCGGATTCTGGACACCATGACGATTTAGTAATGACTCTAGTATTGTTTGGTTGGTTAACCTCTCAACCTTATTTTAGAGAAATTTCAGATGTAGACATTAGAAAAGATTTATTCCAAGAAAGAATAGATAGAATGGAAGAATCCCTAACACCATTTGGTTTTGTTAATAATGACTCTTCTGATGACGAAAACATAGAGATAGATTCAGAGGGTAACGTTTGGTTTAATGACCCAGACGATGATCGTATTACGTGGTAAAAATACTGTACAGTATAAATATTCAGGTACAAAGTATATTTTTTAATATTACCCTAAGGAGAAGTAGGTATGGCATTTCAAGTAAGTCCTGGCGTAGTGGTCAAGGAAGAAGACTTATCGAGTTTTATTCCAGCAGTATCTTCAACAATTGCTGGCTTTGCGGGTCACTTTAGGTGGGGACCAGTTGGCCAAATAGTCACTGTAGATAGTGAAAACAATCTAAAGCAATTATTCGGTAAACCATCAGAAACAAATTATGAAGAGTGGTTCACAGCCGCTAACTTTTTGGGTTATGGTAGCAATCTCAAAACAGTTAGAACTGTGTCAACAGTTGCTGGCTTTGCTGCGAACGCATCTGGACCATCAGCCGCGGACTCTTCTGGTGCAATTAAGCATACCCTGAGATCGGCAGAACTTGAAGACAGTAAAGATGTTGCTGGCGGTAGTGGTGGTCAGCAATGGCAAGCACGATATGTTGGTTCATTAGGTAACAGTCTTAAAGTTGCTTGGTGGGACGGTGGTCACTCTGGCCCTCTTGGCAGCACAACAAACCCACCCGCAGCCCATGTTGGTACATCAGCAGGGGCATATAAGAATTGGACATATGTTGACTATTTCACCACTAACATGCCCTATACGACTGGTTGGGCAAATACCCTTACTGGTATCGACACTGTTTATGACGGTGTAAATATCGCAATTATAGATGAAGATGGAGAATTTTCTGGTACAAAAGGTACAGTTCTAGAAACATACAATGCGGTTTCTAAAGCATCAAATGCAAGAAACGCAGATAACACAACTAACTACTATGCAGACGTAATAAACAATGAATCAAAATATGTTTATGCGTTAGCACAGCCTTATGAGGCAACAGAAAATGCTAATCATAACCAAGGTGTTTCTGGTGGTAGTCAAAACTGGGGCACAGATCTATTAGTTTCTGGTGGTACTTACGATGTACTCTACGCAAGCGGTTCCGGAGGTGCCACTTTTAGTCTAGCAGGTGGTTCTGGAGAAACATCTGGTACAGTCGCCGCAGCCAATGGTGGTACAGTTGACTTCGGTCTTTTCTATGACACAGAAACTGTCAGTGTTGATGTTTTGTTGGGTGGCCCTGCTGATCCTACCCTTGCTAAAGCATTGGTTGACCTATGCGATACTAGAAAGGATTGCGTAGTGTTTCTTTCACCAGAAAAAGCAGATGTTCTTGCAACCAAAACACCTCTTGATGAAGCACAATGTGAAGAAAATGTTTTACATTTCAGAAACACACAATTGAACAAAAATAGTTCTTATGCATTCCTTGATTCTGGTTGGAAGTACATGTATGACCGATATTTCGATAAGTATCGATGGGTTCCACTAAACGCAGACATAGCAGGTCTTGCAGTGCGTTCAGATGAATCAACAGAAACATGGTTCTCTCCTGCAGGATTTAATCGTGGTCAAATTCGTGGTATTATTAAACCAGCATGGAATCCTAGAAAAGCACATAGAGATAACCTTTACCAAGATCAAGTTAACTCAGTTGTTGCATTCCCTGGCGAAGGTACAGTTCTTTGGGGTGATAAAACACTCTTATCTAAACCAAGTGCATTTGATAGACTAAATGTTCGAAGATTGTTTATTGTACTTGAAAAAGCGATTTCTACTGCCGCCAAATATCAATTGTTCGAACAAAACGATGAATTTACCCGATCAAACTTCAAGAGCATGATCGAACCATTCTTAAGAGATGTTCAAACAAGACGTGGAATTACTGATTTTAAAGTTATCTGTGATACTAGTAATAATACCTCTGCAGTAATAGACAGAAATGAATTTGTTGCTGATATTTTTATTAAACCTACTAAATCCATTAATTACATTACCTTGACATTTGTTGCAACATCACAGGGTGTTGATTTTACAGAGATAGGTTCATAAAGTTGTTATAAATAATACTAGGAGAATTAGATGCGTATCGACGATTTTAAAAATGCATTAGCCAAAGGTGGTGTTAGGAATAACCTTTTTAGGGTTCAAGGTAATATTGGTAATACAACTTTACCCACCAAAGTTGGTTTTCTCTGTAAAGCCGCACAACTTCCATCAACCACAATTACCCCCATTGAGGTTCCTTATAGGGGAAGAAAACTTAAATTGCCTGGCGACAGAGAATATGCTGAATGGTCATTAACATTTATGTCTGATGGTGAATTTGAATTACGTAATGCATTTGAAAAATGGATGGATGACCTCAACCAGACGGTTGACAACGTTGCAACTGAAGAACTAAATCTTAGTGGTGCATTATTCCCAGAGTGGAATATTGACCATTTGGACAGAACAGGTGAACCAATTAAGTCTTATAAGTTTTTTCATTGTTGGCCATCAGAGATTGGTGCAGTAGACACATCCTATGATAGCACAGACCTAATGGAATTTACAGTAAGTCTTCAATACACCTACTTCACTACTCAAGGTACTGACGTACCTGCTCCATTGGGTATTGCTCCTGCGCCAGGTGGTTAAAAATGGTTTATAATTTAATAAAATCATAAGGAATCTATATTATGCCAATTGAGTTGTTCGGTTTCAGCATCGGAAGAAAAAACGCAAAGACTGTAGAAGACAAAAGAAGCGAACTAAAGTCATTTGTCAAACCTGAAAGCGAAGACGGTGCATCATACATTGATGCCGGTGCAGGATACTTTGGAACATATATTGACTTTAATCAAGAAGTCAAAAGCGAAGTCGAATTTGTTAACAGATACAGAGAGATGGCGCTCCATCCAGAGTGTGAATCTGCTATTGAAGATATATGTAACGAGGCAATAGTTTACGACGAAGAAAAGCAAAGTATTCAGTTAGCACTCGATAAAACAGATCTTTCAGACAGTATTAAAGACAAAATACAAGATGAATATGACCACATATATCATATACTAAATTTTACAAATAAAGGATTTGAAATTTTTAGAAGATGGTATATCGATGGTAAACTTTATTATCATATGGTTGTTGATTCTAAATCACCAAAAAAGGGTATTCAAGATATTCGATATGTTGATCCCACTAAGATAAAGAAGATAATCGAAATAGAAAAAGAAAGAACAGTAGACAAAAGAGGTGAAGGTGGAGAACTTGAGGTAATTAAAAAAACAGAAGAATATTATATCTTTAAAGAAAAACCAGAAATGTCTGTTGGTATTAAAATTGCTCCAGAAGCAGTTTGTTATGTAACTTCTGGTCTTTATGATGCAAGTAGCAAAAATAGAAAGGTTATCAGTTATTTGCATAAAGCAATTAAACCACTAAACCAACTTAGAATGATTGAAGATGCTGTGGTGATTTACCGTATTGCACGTGCACCAGAAAGGAGGATTTTCTACATCGATGTAGGGAATTTACCAAAAACAAAAGCAGAACAATACGTTCGATCCATAATGAATAAATATCGTAATAAACTGGTTTATGATGCTAATACTGGTGCTATCCGTGATGATAAACGACATATGTCTATGCTTGAAGATTTTTGGTTACCACGAAGAGAAGGTGGTAAAGGAACAGAAATTTCAACTCTTGATGGTGGTCAAAATCTAGGTGAAATGGAAGATGTATTATATTTTCAAAAGAAATTATATCAAGCATTGAGCATCCCAAGAACAAGATTAGAGTTGGGTGAACAGTTTAGTATGGGTCGTGCTTCAGAAATTAATAGAGATGAAGTTAAATTTATGAAATTCATTGATAGATTACGTAATAAATTTAATGATATATTTAAAACTTTACTTAAGACTCAATGCCTTCTTAAAGGTATTATGACAGATGAGGATTGGGAAAAAATCGCAAGCGATATCAAATTTGACTATGTTCGTGACAACCACTTTGCAGAATTAAAAGACTATGAAATTTTAACAGAAAGAATGAACATTCTTCGTGATGTCAATGATTATATTGGCAAATATTATTCGGTTGAGTGGGTAAGAAGAAATATCTTACAACAATCTGAAGAAGAAATGAAAGACCTAGATAAAGAGATAGCAAAGGAACGAGAGTCAGGAATTATTACCGATGACGGTAATGAGGGGTATTAAAATTGTTGTTTAATAGCAAAGATATAATTGAGGCATTGTCAGATAAAGATTTTAATAAGGCAGCGGGTATTGCTAAAAAAGGTCTTGCTGAGGTGTCTTTGTCTTATATTGACCATGCAAAAATGACCTCATCTAAAGGAATGGTGTCTGAAGCAGAGACACCACCAGATAAAGAAGATGTTCAAGGTACAGAAGACGACCCGACTCTTGATCCATCTAAAGATAGGGAGTATTTTCTTAAATCCTTTGAACAAGGCGATGTCTTAATCACAATTAAGACTATTGGTGTTGGTAAAAATAAACCAGTGTCTGTTTATATAGACGATGTACGATGGGAGATGTTCCCCGGCCCGACCAATGCTGAAAAAGAAGCAAAAAAATTCATAAAAACCAAGCAGTATGATTTATGGAGAGATAGAAAAAATTTAAGCAACGGTGTTGTTGATGAACCTGAACCTAAAAAAGAAGAAGAAAAAGAAATAAAGGTAAAGAAAAAGGTAAAGAAAAAGGTAAAGAAAAAAAAGAAGGTGGTAAAAGAATCCATAAATTTTCTTGAAACGGTTGACATGACTGTTGGTGGTAAGACTTTTACCGTGTCAATCGCTAATACACCAGAATCATTACAAAAAGGTTTAATGTTTGAAACTGATATGGACACTGATAGGGGAATCCTATTAGTGTTTGAAGAGCCAGCAAGACATGGCATTTGGATGAAGGATACAAGTATTCCATTAGATGTGGTATGGATGACTGAAGTGGGTACAGTTGTCGATGTTCAGCGTCTTCAACCCCATGATATTACAATTAAATATCCACATGCACCCGCAAAATATGTCTTAGAATTAAATGCTGGTGAGTTTACTGGTAGAATAGGTGATATAGTAGAAATGGGCGGATTTCTGGAAAATGAACTAAATGAAATCTCTATACAGGGAAGAAGAAATATAGCAAAGGCAGCAAAAAGAACTGCTAAAAGACGTGCTAAAACCACACAACGCAAAAAGAAACGACGAAAAACTAAGGAAGAACTCATCACAAAGGCCAGAAAGATGGCTAGGGACAAAATAAAGAAAAAGATTCTTAAAGGTAGAAGTGAGAATGAATTAAGTTATGCTGCAAGAGAAGCCTTAGAAAAGAAAGTTAACAAAATGAAAGGAAAAATTGAAAAAATCGCTAAGAAGATGCTTGTTGTTGCTAAAAAACAAGAAAAAGAAAGACTTCTAGCAATGAGAGCACCATCAGAAAAAAATGAAGAAACAGTTTTAGATAATATTGAATACATTGTTAACAATAATAGAAGAGAGATGTTGGTTGAATTTGATAATGGAGATACTATGCAAGTGGATGAGACTACTGCAAATACCATTCTTACAATGCACAAGGCACTAAATAAAAGAAATAAGATTAAATTAAGAGAAATGATAAATAAAGATAAACACGGTTTTATGAAAGCCTTAAAATTTTCATTAAACCATTTAGATAATGTAAGGGACTTAAAAGGATAAATTTACATGAGCGCCAAAGAAATTGTTGAAAACTTGCTAGATGAAAATGCATATGCTGCAAAAGAAGGGATAGAAAATCTACTATTTTGTAAAACAGCAGACACACTTAGAGACTTAACCCCTGCCTCAGCAGATAGGAGTTTTAGAGTAGAAAATGCAGTACCATTTTTGAGTGAAAAAGAACAAAGTCCTGAGCAAAAAGCGTATAGAGCGTTGTTCGATCGGATCTTGAAAAAGTATGGTGTTGATAGCCCTAACGACCTTGAAGATAGTAAGAAAGACGATTTTTTCAATGAAGTAGAACGAGAATGGAAAAAAGACCCTGCCAACGATAACGAAGGTGAGGGCGAGGAGAATGATTAATTCATGACTATTCAAAACAGACATTATTTACAAAAGATTAATGGTATTGGTCATCGTCGGCAACAACTTGACGAGCAAGCGGGGTCACTATTTCCACAGGGACAACTTGCAAGAGTTCTTGGAGAACAAGGATCTAGACGACGGAATGGACGAGGACAACAACAAGGTCTGCCACCCAATGGTGCTAGACCCAATGGTGCTAGACCCAATGGTGCTAGACCCAATGGTGCTAGACCCAATGGTGCTAGAC